AAAACCTTTCGATGGCAAACCTTTCGAGGGCAAACCTTTCGAGGGCAAACCTTTCGAGGGCAAACCTTTCGAGGGCAGAACTTTCGAGGGCAAACCTTTCGGGGGCAAACCTTTCGGACGTTATAGGTTTACTGCATATCATGGGTGTTTTACCCGGCAACCGCTATTACAAGGCAATCGGCGAGGACTTTGAAAATGAAGATTACACATTTACGGTTGGATTAAATACGCTCCGCGACGGCGAAGAGTTTGCGGCTGACGAGCGAAATATGTGCTCATACCCCGGTTTCCATTTTGCATCTGAATCATGGTGCAAAGTCAATTACGGCGAACGCCCGTATATGTGCATTATCCGCATACCGTTAAAAGAAGAATATTCCGAAGTCGCTATTAACGAGCTGTGGGCGACAGATGGCAAGGCAAGCGCAAACGCTATCATTATTGAAAAAGTATTTGAGGGCGATAAGGACGTAACCGAACAGTTTATCGGATGGGCTGACGGGAAGGGAAACAGGAATTAGGTGACCCCAAAGGAATACCCGGCAAGGTTCTTAACCTTAACGCCCCTAGAGCCTCATGGTTGAACCAACCGGGTAAGACGGGCAAATACACCTAAAGTAAATTAAAGTACACGAAAGCTTTTTATAAAGTCAAACGGAGGATAAATTGATGAGCATTATCGACACCGGAGCATTTACAAAAGTTCTTAGCTCTACTCAAAAGCGTGATATGGCAGTCAACAGGATAAAAGACATAGCAGAGGAGTTATGCGATCACGAACACGCAAGCACCGTAACCGATAATCTTCTTAATAATATTAAGGGCTATTTAGAAATGGCGATAGAGGCCAGAGCGGAAGAAGAAGCCGGATACGACAAGATAGTTGAGGAGATGGGAATATGAGCGAAAACTTAAGATACTACAACGATTGCTGTAAGGTTCCGGATGAGGCAAAGAAACCGATCACGGGCGGTCGATTGAACGGCAAAACGGACATCAACGCCATGTGGCGCATAAAGAAGCTTACCGAAATGTTCGGGCCCGCTGGAACCGGATGGCGAGTAGTCATAAGGGATAAAAGGCTTGAGCCCGGCGCAAACGGCGAGATAGCGGCCTTTGTCGATATCGATCTCTACTACAAAGAAAATGGCGAATGGAGCGAACCGATACCTGGTATAGGCGGCAATATGTTTGTGGCGAAAGAAACTAAAGGCATGTACACCGACGATGATTGTTTTAAGAAAGCCTATACGGACGCCATATCAGTAGCGGCGAAGGCTCTCGGCGTAGGCGGTGATGTCTACTGGGAGAAAGACCCGGGCAAATACGATAAGAAGGACGGCAAGCCGCAGGGTAATCCTCCGAAGGGCAATCTTCCGAAGGGCGACGATTTTATAAAAGGGTTGGAAAAAGATAAGCGCAAGGCGAACGTGGCCGATGTATGCAAAGAGATACAGGCGATACGCATAAAAATAAAGATGCCCGAAAAACAGTTCGAAGAAAAGTTCTTAGAGACATACGAAGTCGATTATTTTGAAGCGGGCATAAACGATTTAAATAAATGTCTTACCGATATGAAAGCGAGGGTGAAATGAATCTATTCGATTTATCTGAAAAGTACATCGCGCTGCGCGAAATGATGCTTAACCCGGACGTCGACCAGCAAGCCGTAGAAGATACCCTGGAGGCGTTGGATGGGGCTATTGAAGAAAAGGCGGATGGCATAGCGTATGTGTGTGCAGAGTTCGAAGCGCAGGCAGCACTGGCTAAAAGCGAATCGGACAGGCTCAAAGAGAGGGCAAAGGCTGCGACTAACGGCATAACAAGACTTAGGGAATATCTTAAGCAGGCCATGATAAAGACCGGTAAACCAAACATTAAAACAGCGCTGCATAACTTCTCTATAGGCAAGTATAAAAGCGTAGACATAATCGATGAATCTCTTGTTCCGGCAGAATACTTAAAGACAGAGACAAAGCCCATGAAAGCGGAAATGCTTAAGGCTTTAAAAGAGGGAATAGAGATACCGGGAGCAGAGCTTAAAGAAAATGAATCAGTAAAAATCATATAGGCGTTACCGCTAAGAGCGGATTTTGGGCAGGGCGTTGGAGCATTAAGGAGAAAGTATGAGAGATATAAAGTTCAGAGGCAAGGAAGTAAGGAGCGGCGAGTGGGTGTATGGAGGCTTCGCAAACATAGAGGGTTCGCCGTGTATCGTTAAGCCAGTGCTGGAGTTTGACGAAATACAGGGGTGCGAACTTCCGGTGCTCTATTCGGTTGACCCCTCGACGGTCGGACAGTTTACCGGAATAAAGGACATGTACGGTAAAGAAATTTACGAGGGGGACGTTATATACTTACACGCTTTTCCCGAAGAAAACGCAGAAGAAGTGCAGACTGGAACGGCAGAAATTTATTGGAAAGATATTGATATGGAGTTTCAACTTCGCGCATTAAGATTCAATAACGAATGGGCAATGACAACATGGAGCGGATGGGCAAGCGAAACATGGGAGGTAATCGGCAACATCCACGATAACCCGGAGTTAATAGCTCCAGAGCAAGGCATAAGCGGCTCTTAGCCGCAACGGAGGAACATGAAATCCGCAAGAACAAAAGCCTGTGAGATACCTCTTAAGGTAAAACAGAAAGTACATGAACGAGACGGGGGAGTAAGTATTCTTTCCGGAAGACAGGGCGATCCATGCATTCATTACATCCCCCGAAGCCTTGGAGGGTTAGGGATAGAACAGAACATAGTAACCCTTACCCCGGAAGAACACCAGATGTATGACAACGGGAGCGCACCAGACAGGAACATCCGGAAAGAAATGAGAGCAAAGATAAAAGTTTACCTGGATAGATGTTATCCGGGATATAGAGACTATGACAGGATATTTCACAGATAGGCGTGAGCCGTAAGACGGCTTGGAGGTATTCCTTTGGGGAACTAAATAGAAGGTTGAGGGAAAAGAAATGAGCCTATACGAGATTAAGGGCTTTAAATGCGAATGGTGCGGACAGATATTTGAGACAGACCGAAACTACCACGACACAGAATGCAAGCATGACCCAAAGGCCAGAACGTGCGTATCGTGCGTTTATACCACGGAATGCACGAGCTGCCAAGTCAAAGAGCTTCACGGGGTTGTATATTGCCCCAGGGCAAACCAAGTATTTAAGTACCCGCATGATAGGTACTGCCCTGACTACAAGAAGAACCCGGAATTCGAAAGCTATAAGCCAAAAGAATAATAACAGCCCCAAAGGAATACCCCGAGCCCGTCTTACGGGCAGCGCAAAGGAGAACCATGAAGAACGATACCATATGGAGAAAAGAGCGCTTTATAGAGAAGCAGGACAAATCAAAAGAGAAGAATGAAATAAAGCAAATCAAAAAAGCAAAGAGGGAAGCGGTTAAAAAGCCATGAACCTAACAATAAAAGGCAATACACAACTCATAGAAAATATACTGATAATCCCTATCACAGACAAAAAAGCTGTTATGTCTTTTATAAACGAGCAGAGCACGGAAAAGGAATACTCCTTAGAGATAAAGCAGATACGCCAGAAACGGACATTAAGCCAGAACGATTACGCGTGGCTCATCATGGCCCGGATGGCTAATATGCAGAGAACATCTAAAGAAGAGATATACATTAAGATGCTCGAACTGTACGGCCAGAGAGAAACAGAACTCTTTGAAATGATACCCGCGGCTTACCAGGCTTTCCGCAGAGCGACAGAAAACCATTGCTACATAGTAGACAACCAAGGAAATAAATACATAGTAGCGATCCTTATAGGGTCAAGCGAATACGATACAAAAGCAATGTCTATTCTGATCGATGGAATAATATCAGATGCTGAAGGTATGGGAGTAGATACAACATTACCTAGAGATAGGGCATTGTTAGCGGTTTAAAGGCGTTAGCCCGAAGCGGGCATTTCGGGTAAGCTCAAAGGAGCGGGAAGGAGAGGGTATCAGAATGGACATAGGGGCATTAGTGCTTAAATACCAAATACTGATTGCGGAACATCCAGGGAACGTGGGCGCATTGCTTTACGGGTTTGCAACAGAATTTATGGAGGCATACACGACGAAAATAATAGAATCCATCCACACCGAAAAACAAGTGACCCCAGAGAGCGACCCTAAGGCTCTCTTAGAGCCAATACCATAAAGTTCACATTAGACCTGGCGAGGTACTTAAAACATACGCCATAGCGTTTTAAACGTTTTCCATAACAGTTTATACGTTATATCTAAAAACTTCATAGACCTCCAAAAGAAAGACGAAGCCGGGTTCCTTCCCGGCGCTACATGGAGAAAAGAAGCCTAAAGCTTTAATTCTTCAATAAACTTAAGGAGCGCCTACATGGAGTTAGAAATAATGGTAAACGGAATCCTTACAATCGCTGCGGTAATAGCTTTTACAAAATTCTTTCTACCGCAGAATCAGGGGTAATAAGCCCCTTATGGAGAAAAGGAGGCGAAAGTCTTACAATCTCCGGCATTACCTCTAAGAGGGGATTAAGCAGGGCGACGGAGCCGATTAATAGGAGGATTGAAATGGACAGAGAGATAGACCACGAATATACAAAAAATATTGTATGCCCTTACTGCGGGCATGAGAACAGAGATAGCTGGGAAGTGGAGCCGGGGCAAGAGGATATAGGGCTTACCGAATGCGGAAGCTGCGAAAAGAGTTTTTATGCATATCGCAACATCACAATAGACTATTCAACCAAAGAGGCCGTTTACGGGCAGTGCAAAGAGTGCGGAGAGGAAGATGTTGTTGAGGATTACCATTCGACGCTAGGTAAATATGAAGGACTTTGCCCGGCGTGCGGGTATAAGAAAAAGAGACAGATGGAAATAGACTATATGGAGCAAATAGGCAAAAGGGTTCAGGCGGCAAAAGAACGGGCAGCGAACGAAACGGCTCCAGAGCATGGCTGAAAGGCGTCTTACGCCTCGCGCATAATTAACCTGGCGAGGTAACGCGGAAAGGGGGAATCCTCCAAACAATTTCCAAATTAACAGTAGTAGGGCGGGGAGGTAGTAGCCCCGCCTATGGAGACTGAGGGCGCATGAGCCTTAAGACTCCAATAAATTTAAAAGGAGAACAAGAATGCCTGACACGTACATCGATCCCATAGAGGGAGAAGAGGAAACCGGAGAAGAAGAGGAAGAGTAGCCAAGGAGAGCGGCAGGGGGGGCAGTAATGCCCCTATAGCCGCAGGGAGGTCAATAATGCCATCAAAAACAGGACAACCTTTAGAATCAGAAATACAGCGAGATATAAAAACGTACCTGCAAATGACAGGGTGGTTTGTAGTAAAGATACATCAATCACTCGGCTGTTATCCCGGCATAGCAGACTTATACGCCATTAAGAACGGCGAGGGTATATGGATAGAAGTCAAGACCGCAAAAGGCAAGCAGAGCACTTTACAGAGGGCTTTTCAGGACAACATAGAGCTGCATGGCGGCAGATATTATGTTGCAAGGTCAATAGACGATTTAAGGGGGTCAATATGATTAATTACATTCCATCAGGATTTTCGAACGCAAAGCCGCGCAAAGACATTCTTGCAGAAATGGCGAAGGACGGCTTTATTATCAGCGACAGGGCTTTTCGTGAGGGAGTAAAAAGAGCCGTCCGCAAGAAGGAAGCCATTGTTTGTACAAGCTCAAACGGCGGGTACTTTATCCCTGAATCACAAGAGGATATAGACATAAACAGTAGAGAGATCAATAGCAGAATCAGTAAACTTATAGCAGATAGAGAAGCAGTTAAATCAATGGCATTAGAAAGAGGGATAGTGTAGGCGTTACCGCTAAGAGCGGATTTGAGAGGTTCAGGGAGCCATTAATACGAGTGAGGATAAAATGACATACATCGATTTTCTAAAGAAAAAAGTAGACATAGCGACAGACAGCGGATTCGAAATCTCTCCGGATGAGCTAAACCCTGTTCTTTTTCCACATGACCGCGATGCTGTTACGTGGGCGGTCAAGGGCGGCAAACGGGCGGTGTTTGAATCGTTCGGTATGCATAAATCGGTACAGGAGCTTGAATTTTGCCGTATTATCGTAAAGCACAAAGACGGCAAGGCGCTCATCGTTCTGCCGCTCGGTGTAAAACAAGAGTTTTGCCGGGATGCCGTAGAACTTTTAGGATGGCCTGCGGCGCCGGAATATGTGCGCACTATGGCAGAGGTTCGGGCGTCGACCGGGAATATTCTTATAACAAACTATGAGCGCGTCCGGGACGGTGACATAGATCCATCGTATTTTACGGTCACGTCTTTAGACGAAGCGTCCGTTCTCCGGTCGTTTGGCTCTAAGACGTATCAAACATTCCTTCAGCTATTCAAAGGTGTGCCTTATAAGCTTGTAGCGACAGCTACACCTTCACCGAACAAATATAAAGAACTTATTCATTACGCCGGGTATCTTGAAATAATGGACACCGGGCAGGCCCTGACGCGATTCTTCCAGCGCGATTCAACGCAGGCGAACAATCTCACAATTTACCCGCATAAAGAAACTGAATTCTGGTTATGGGTATCGAGCTGGGCTTTATACATAACGAAACCGTCTGACTTGGGTTACGACGATACCGGCTATGATTTACCGCCGATGGATGTAAGGTATCACGAAATAGCGGTCGACCACACGACGGCCGGCGCCGATAAGGACGGCCAGTACAAATTAATACGCGACGCTGCGGCAGGCTTAAAAGACGCTGCGAAAGAAAAGCGCGAGAGCATTACGGCCAGAGTTTCGAAAACTAAAGAAATAGTCGATACGGATCCGGAAGCGCATTTCATTTTATGGCACGACCTTGAAGCGGAACGGCATGAGATAAAACGTGTTTTACCTGAGTCGGTAGAGATATACGGCAGTCAGGAAATAGATTTACGTGAGCAGAGAGTAATTGAGTTTTCGGACGGAAAGGCGCGCCTACTGGCCACAAAAAAAGAGCTCTCCGGGTCGGGGTGCAATTTTCAGCGATTTTGCCACAGGGCTATATTCGTCGGGATCGATTATGAATTTAATGATTTTATTCAGGCCATTCACAGGATCTATCGTTTCCTGCAAACCGAAAAAGTAATCATCGACATCATTTATACGGAGTCTGAAAAACAAATACTCGAAGTGCTCTTGAAAAAATGGGAGCAGCATAATTACATGACCGCCAAGATGATAGAGATAGTTAAAAAATACGGCCTGTCAAATACAAACATGGCCGAAAAATTAATACGCACGATAGGAGTAGAGAGGGTGGAAGTTAAGGGGAATCACTTTACCGCGGTAAATAACGATTGCGTTCTGGAAACAGAAAAGATGGAAAGTAACAGTGTAGGGCTTATCCATACATCAATACCGTTTGGGAATCACTACGAGTACACGGCCAGCTATAACGACTTCGGGCACAATCCCGATACTGAATTGTTTTTTGAGCAGATGGATTATTTAACGCCAAACCTTTTGAGAGTTCTCCAGCCGGGTCGGATATTTGCCTGTCATGTGAAAGATCGCGTATTGTTCGGCAATGCTACGGGCACCGGAATGCCAACAATAGAGCCGTTTCACTCTATTTGTATTCAGCACTACATGCGGCACGGCTTTCAGTACATCGGCATGATTACGGTCGTTACGGACGTCGTAAGAGAGAATAACCAAACCTATCGCTTGGGCTGGACGGAATGCTGCAAAGACGGCTCCAAGATGGGCGTAGGGTGCCCGGAGTACATCCTTCTATTCCGCAAGCTTCCCAGTTCTACAGAAAAAGCATATGCGGACGTTCCGGTCGTAAAGAGCAAAGAGGAATATACCCGCGCACAATGGCAGATAGACGCACACGGATTCTGGCGGTCGTCGGGCGATAGACGATTGACGAAAGATGAGCTCGCTTCAATGCCGGTGGACAGGCTGCAGGCGGCGTATCGCAAATACAGCCGTGAAACTGTTTACGATTACGCCGAACATGTAGAGATCGCCAAGCGCCTTGACGAGAAGGGTAAACTCCCGGCGTCGTTTATGGTAGTGGCTCCGGGCTCATGGAGTGACGAGGTATGGGATGATATTAACCGGATGAAAACGCTCAATGCCTCACAGTCACAGAAACGCTTACAAAAGCATGTGTGCCCTCTCCAGATAGATATAGTCGAGAGGATTATAAACCGCTACTCGAATGAAGGTGATGTAGTCTATGACCCATTCGGAGGATTAGGAACGGTTGCGGAAAGAGCAATCAAAATGAAGCGATACGGTATATTCTGCGAGCTTAATACAAGCTATTTTCGTGACGGAGTGGGGTATTGCAAAGCAGTAGAGTTACAAGCAGACATGCCTACATTGTTTGATTTTATGGAAACGGCTAACGCGTGACGGAAAAGGAATGCCCGAGATCGCTCTTAGCGATAAGGTCAAAAGAGATTATAACGGGGGTTATATGCCAAACAGGATTATAAAAGAATCAATATGCAGCAGCGACACGGTAGATAAATTATCATGGTTTGAAGAATGTTTCTTTTATCGTTTGATGGTTAATTGTGATGATTACGGAAGGATGGACGCGAGATCGGCGATTCTTAAATCAAGGTTATTTCCTTTAAAAAACGTTACTGATAAACAAATGGAGGCTGCTTTAAATACGCTCCGGACGGCAGGCATTGTCGAGGTGTACATGTATGACGATAGACCGTTCCTGCAATTGCGGACGTGGGATAAGCACCAACAAATCAGGGCGAAGAAAAGTAAATACCCGTCGATGGATGAATCTGAAATCATCTGCAATCAAGTGATATCAAATGTCCCCGAAATCCAATCCAATCCGAATCCGAATCCGAATCCGAATCTAATCGAAGGGCGGGGGTTTTCACCAATCCTTAAAAGCAAACTGACCGAATGGCTCAAATACAAAAACGAGAGAAGAGAGAATTACAAGGAAACGGGGTTAACCGCGTTTTTAAGCGAGGTGGAAAACAAACTGAAGAAATACAACGAGGCTGATATAATGGCCGTTATTTCTTCAAGCATGGCGAGTAACTATCGGGGTATTGTGTGGGATAAGCTCAAAGGGAAAGAAAAAGCACCAGAGGGTAAAAGCTACACCGAAAACATATAGGAGGTCAATATGAGCGAACTAATGGCGATAGGTGACGTGATGAGCGGAGAGGAGTTCAATAATTTTATCAACACGCTTCCTGGGGAGTTTGGTAAAAAAACGCGCGAGGCCAGACAGAGACGCGAAAAATTAATAGAGGAAATTGGGCAGGAAGAATACAACCGCAGAGAGGCCGAAAAACAAAGGGCGCAACTTGAATTTGAAGAACGGCAAGCTGCGCAAAAGAGATCATTACGGCTACTTGAAAAATCAGGATTTGGTGAATCTATTGAGGAGGTACGGGAATTCATGAAAACATACAGCTTTATTACGTTTACCCGGAATGACGAATTCCAAAAGCGCATGTTTGAGCTGGCGCAAAAGTTTATCAGGCAGGCCGAATATAAATTTTTTGCCCTCACCGGCGCGCCCGGATGTGGGAAAACACATCTCGGAACGGCTATAAGCGGTCATTACCTCAACGCAGGGAAAAACACGCTGTACGAGATATTCGGCAGCCTTATGAATCGGCTTAAATCGATGCTCAATGACGAAGAATACGGCGACGAAATATACAGGCTCAGCTGCGCGGAGGTTCTTTACATCGACGATTTTATGAAGCCTGTGAAAGACGAATACGGAAAAGTGAAACCACCGACAGGGGCGGATATAAGAATCTCGTTTGAGCTTATCAATTTACGAACGGTAAAAAAACGAATAACGATAATAACTTCAGAGAGATCGCTTGATGATGTTATCGGAATCGATGAAGCTCTCGGAAGCAGAATCAAACAACAATGCGGGGAATTCGCGCTTAACATCGATAAAAAAGAAGGCCGGAATTACCGCTTAAGGTAATCATACGCGGCCCGCAGGCCGCAGCGCCAAATAAAGCGGAGCCTTACCAAAGGCAGAGGGGGAGTTATGACAAAAGAAGAATGGGCGGATATTTGCGAAGATGCCGCAAATGAACTTAAATGCCACGACTGCGAGGGTGAATGCGCGATTTCAAAAGCTGACAAATGCATAACCATGAAACTCATGGAGCTTGCGGAGAAGCTAAGGACGGGCGAGTTATGAAAATAAACGATATAAAGCAATCTGAAGTAACAGGTATATACATACGGCTTAAAACTAAAAAAGACGTAAGCGGCTTTGCATATTATCCGATAAAAGAGATTGAGAATCTAATAGAGGATATAAAAAGCGTTAACGCTAAGAGCGTTCCGGGAAAGGGCGGGGAGCCTTATAAGAAAGTGAAAAGGACACAATGACAGAAGAACAGCGTTCAAAAAAATATGACGAACTCTATATAAAAGCAACAAAGGTACTAGACGAATTCAACCCATGCAAGATTGAAAACGGTACATGCGCACGGGGGAGAAAACACGGCCTGAACTTTTGTTGTTACGGATGCAATAATCTTTCAGATAATGGGTGTAAAGTGCAATCGCTATATTGTAAAACGTGGATATGTGAGACAGCAGCCAAAGCGATGAAAGAGGAATACAGAACGTTCAACAGGCTTATGGCGGAGATTGACGATGAAGCGCGAAAGTACGGCATGTATATATTCCGTGCGGGAAAAACAGAATGCTTAGCGCTCCAGAGCACGGCAAAAAATTGCTCTTAGCAATAGCGCCAATAAAAGAAGGAGGGACCTTATGGATTTTAAAACATCGTTAACTCTTAAAAGAGCAGACCAAAGAATACAAGCGGCAGCAGAAATGCTTAAGACCGTACAAACAGATGAAGAGCGCAGACAGGTCTATACCAAACTAACAGCTTTTGCAAAGATGGGGCTGGGGTGTCTTAACGAAGAGCCGCCATTAAGAAAAATAGTAAGGGCACAGATGGAATAGCGTTATGCCGAAGCGGGCTTGCGCAGGGAGCATTAATTATGAGTTTAACACATTTTAGCTTGTTTACAGGTATTGGCGGCCTAGACCTTGCCGCCGAATGGGCGGGATTTGAAACAGTCGGGCAATGCGAATTTGCTGACTACCCGACAAAGGTACTTGAAAAACACTGGCCTAATGTGTCGAGGTGGAGAGATGTCAGAGAACTTACAGTTGAATCTATTCGGGAACGAGGAATCGGGGAAATCACCGTCTTATCGGGGGGGGTTCCCTTGCCAGCCTCACAGCCTTGCAGGAAAGCGTAAAGCGTCTGCTGACGAGCGTGATTTGTGGCCGGCTTACAGGCGACTTATTAGCGAAACTAGACCAAGATGGATTGTGGCTGAAAATGTACAAGGATTGCTTTCAAGTGAGGATGGACGGTTCTTTGGAGGAGTATTGCGAGACTTGGCCAGATTGGGGTTTGATGTTGGATGGGGTTGCTACACGGCTGAATGTATCGGGGCACCTCATGAGAGGGAAAGGGTGTTCACGGTGGGCCACGCCGCAAGCCTCAGACGAGAGGATTTGGCTCAGCTCTTACACATCTTTGCGGAATCCAAAGTATATCTCGGAGCTTGGAACGGTCGAAGGGTGGATAAACCCGGAATTATCGGAGTGGCTAATGGGATTTCCGAACAACTGGACAGATTGCACTGTTTAGGCAATGCAGTAGTACCACAACAAGCCTATCCGATATTTAAAGCCATAGCAGATATAGAACTACAAAGGAATACCCGAGAGCCGTCTTACGGCTAATACCAAAGAAAAGGAGAACAACTTGAAGAAATTAATATTTATATTAACCTCAATAATCATACTGACTATACCTCTTGCGCTGATATCACCACAGAGTATTGCGGAGGAACCCGAGCAGCCGGCGATGATGATAAAAGCGGAGAGGGTGCCCGAACTTGCGGCGATGGATACTTTAGCAATAACGCCAAAAGAAAACCTTATCAATGCCGGGTTAATGCCTGCCGTTATTTTTCCTGACACAAAGATCGAATACAATCCGACAGACGAAGCACTGTTCGCTAAACACTACCCCGGCGAAAGTTTAGAATACAACATCAACGTTGTTACACAAACATGCACCAAAGAAGCCGGAACAGTATTTAAGCGAAATCTGCCGAACTTTTTAGCCGTAGCGAATCTCGCCATAAACAGAGCCGAGCAAGGGCACCGGGGAAATACACCGGCCAAGTGTTGCAAAGCAAAAGCCCAGTTCGCATATAAGAACTGCAAAGTCAATCCGGTATACAGGGAATATGTCGCTAAGATGTTCCACTGCTGGCTGTATGAAAAAGAAGGGCTGTGTGGATCTGAATGGCGGATAATCGATAAAGACATGACTTATATGTGGTCTTACTGTAGTAAAAGACTAGGCTACAGGGTACATGAATTCAGGATTTACGATAAAGACAAAGAAGGTCAGATAAGGGTTACACCGTTAAAGTCAGAGTTTTGGGATTGACCGGCCCAAAGGAGCCATAAGGAGGATATATGAGCGATATAAGCAAAGAGCAAGACAATAGGCGGTATATTGAAATTTTAGAGGAACTTATACCGGAGATAGAAATAGGCATGAACTTATTGTCCTATGATAGGAGCGCATTACAGGCTGGGCTTGAAGCTCTCCGTCATATGGAGGGCGGCAATAACCCGCAGCCGCTTACATGCGACGGGTGCGCCCATTACGGAAACTGGGAAGACGAATTAGAGGAAGGCTACAATTCACCATGCATTACCTGCAAAAGACGGGCAAGCGATAATTATAGGCCTACTTACGACCATGAACCCGGCGAATCCGCAGCGCTAATAAATTCACTGACCGAAGATTGCAAACGTCGCAAATGCGAATATTGGAGCGGTACGGATTGTACTCTTGTTGCGCCTGATACCGGATGTCCGTTTATGGATGACCAAAAGGTATCTCAATCAGCATGTGAATATTGCGGAAACGATAAGCCGCTCATTCTCATGGATGATACGGTTGCTTATATTCACTGGACACCGGAAATAGAAAAGTACCAGCTTGTATTAGGCAGTGTTTCGCGTGGAGGCTGGACTGTCGGACAGGAAATAAACGAATGCCCTATGTGCGGTAGAAAGCTCGACCATGAACCAAAGGGTAAATAAAAGGAGTGATAAGGATGAAAATATACATTAGTTCATCTTGGAAAAATAGAGATACCGTAAGGCATGTAGCGACAGTGCTAAGAAGCAAAGGGCATGAGGTTTACGACTTCACTGACCCTATTTGCCGGAGAACGCCAGAGATACCACCTGAAAAATACCCGGAGCAGTTTGACCCGTCAAGGCATATTTACAAAGCGTATATAGACAAACCTGAATGGAGGGCAGCCGTGGAGGGAAACAGGGAAGCCATATTATGGGCTGATTTGATAGTCCTTATTCTCCCCTGCGGCATAGATTCTCACGCTGATTGGGCTTTTGGCGTCGGTGCGGGGAAACGCTCTGTAATTATCGGACACCCAAAAGCAGGAGAGCGCAGCCCGGTACATTTATGGGCAGAGGCCATGTTTAACTGCAATGTGGAGTTTTATGAATGGCTCCAGAGCAAGGCATAAATCGCTCTTAGCAAAAAGGCGCTATGTGTAAGACACATTCGGGCTTGCGCAGGGAGCCATAAATAGAAAGTGAGGATTATAGAAATGAAATGCAGACACTGCGGAAACGAGGACGGGTTTTTTACAAAAGAACAAACGCCACATACTGGACTGTATTGTTCAAAGTGCGGGAAGTGGATTAAATGGGCTGATAGCAGAGAAAAGACTTTATACGCTCCGCATAACGACACGAATAATGAATCCAAAAATCCGTGTGAGGGTTGTGGGGTGGTTAACTGCGAAATGCCACAATGCTTCAAAACGGAAATATGCAGCCACTGTGAGAAGTGACCCCAAAGGAATACCCCAAATGCCGCTTCGGCATAACGGAAAGGAGAAACATGAAAATTATTTATTACATACTTTCGATATTAGAAGTTGTTTGCTGGTTGGCAATTATTGCGATTACACTAATTATTTTTATCATACTGTGCGGAATGTGAAAGGAGAAACATGAGAACGATAGAGGATATTAAGGCGGACACTGAACGGATAACAGATGGAATGGTAAGGTCGATAAGAAATCAAGCTGTAGCCACAGCTGGAATGACATGTCTTGTACCCACGGAAACGGTTATAGAGCTTTGTGAAGAAGTGATGGCATACCGCAGGGCAGAGAAAGAGGGAAGGTGTCAGGTGCTGCCGATAAAACCAAACACAGAATTCTTTTATATTGATAAAGGCGAGGTTAAATCTGCAGTACTTGCCATATACGAAATAGGGCATCTGGCCATTTTCTTTTGGGGTGTAGGCATCACTAAAAGGTTTACTGCGCTGATTTTCGAGAGTGGCAAATCTGATATAGGCAAGACCGTATTCCTTACCCGCCCCGAAGCCGAAGCTGCATTGACCGAAGCGCCAAAAGAAAGAAGGTAAATATATGAAAAATATTATTCTACAAATAAAATGTCCTGAATGTGGGGCAGATATGAACAGTGTATGCGAATATGAACAGGACAGCAACGCGATACACCTGATGGAGTATGAGGGGCAAGAATACCAATGCGAAGGGTGCGGAAATAAAGAAAAGGTAGTGTCAATTATAGCGCGAAACGAAAAAGGGATTGATATTTATTAACAAGGAGGGCGTAAATGAACGAGCACATAACGATATTCGATAAGCAATATTCAGACTATAAACAGGCAGAAGGAATCGGCGTAAGTTTCGCATTTGTGACCGGAGCATGTAATAACTGTGAAAGCCTTACGGAATGCTCAAACAACGAAGCTTTTGTCTTCCCGGAAAATGCGCCGTGCATGATACGAAAACGTGAAATCTTGAAGGAGCAGAGGGGTAAATAACATGGACAGATTAAAAGAAATAGCGGACAGGCTAAAGGCGGCAACACCGGGAGAATGGAATTGGGAGGGGGATTTGTTGTTAACTTCCGACACGCAATACCATGTAGTATTAAAACCGTTTTATGATGATGATACATATAAAATATCAACATGCGTATTCGATAACGACAAAGAATTTATCGCTCATTCGAAAACAGACATACCCTATCTCCTCACCCGCTTACATGAAGCAGAAGCAGAGCTGAAAATACTCCGGGAAGATTCGGCAGAACTTGCATTAACAAAGTCAAGACTGCATGAGGTAGAAGCAGAGAGGGATAAGGCCAAAAGGGAAACACTTGACGCATGGGATAAGGGATACGACAGAGGGCTAGAAGATGGAGAATCGGGAACTAGGCGTTAGCCGTATTAATGGGATCCGGCAATTGATCGGCCCCAAAGGAATACCCGGCAAGCCTCTAAGGCTTAACGAAAAAAAGACGCCCATCCCGAGCGCCTATAGTATAAAAACTATGTCTAACAACAAGTATTATACTATATAAAGGGGGAGGGCGCAAGTGGACAAATGGGGAGAGCTATACAGAACTAAACGTTTGATAGAATGCTACAGAGAGCGCATCGAAGTACTCAACTCGGCCAAGGAGTACGGAGAACAGATATACCGCAGCGGAGGTAAGACAAACTACCCCAAAGACAAGATATCACGGATAGTCACGGAACTAGATGAGCTAAGAGAGAAGATAATAGACGCCTCGCTATTATACGGCGTGATATCAGAAGAGATCGAGTTATCGCTAGGAGAACTGCCCAGAGATTGGTACGGAGTAGCTAAGTGCCGGTTTATGGACGGTATGAGTTGGGAAGAGACGGCGAAGGAAACGGAGTATTGTGTGAGGCAGTGTATAAGAATCGGCAAAAAAATAAAAGAGGTCACACAATGTCACTAAAAAATAAATTATAATATAAGGTGAGAAAATGAACATTTGGACTGAGGAGCAAATAGAAAAACTGATAGAGGGCGTTAAAGACGACCACATACCATTAATGCATATGGGCATAAGACTTACGGGAAGCCCGTTCAGATGGGTCAAGAGGATAAACGCATTCAATATTCTATTCGGATTCAGAAAGAAGGGATAACGTGCCATCAGAATATAATGGTTACTACGAGTTTCAATTACAGATACCAAATCTACGACGTAAATGGTGGCAGTTCTGGAAACCGAAATACATATACAGGAGTTTGAATAAGACCGCTTAGGCGGTTTTTATTTTATGGAGTGAGGGAGATGCTAACAGAAAAACAGCGGCTATTCGTCGAAGAATATCTCGCGAATGACCTAAACGCAACAAAAGCCTATAAGAACGTTTATAAAGCCGTTAAGAAGGATGAAACAGCAGCAGTGAACGCTTCACGCCTGCTAAGAAACGCTAACGTACAGGCTTATCTGAAGGCTCGACAGGCACGGCTGCAAAAACGCCTAGAAATAACTCAAGAAAGAGTATTACAGGAGCTTGCCCGGATATCTTTCTTCGACCCGCGCAATCTGTTTAACGACGACGGCACACCGAAAGAGATATCAGACCTTGACGATGATACGGCAGCGGCACTCTCGGGCCTTGACTTACAGGACGTATACGAAGGGTATGGGGAAGAAAGAAAGTTTATCGGCTATACGAAGAAATATAAAGTAGCCGATAAGAAGGGCGCGCTCGATAGCCTTGCCCGGCATCTTGGAATGTTTACGGACAACATGAACATAAAAGGAGCCGTCGATATAAACAATCCGCTTAAAGGAATCGAAACAAGCGATATAAAGGAGCTTATACAAGCTTTGAAAAAATGATTGATAAAAAGCTGCTTTTGCAGCAGGCGGAAATTGAGCTCGCAAGACGCGAGCTTTTTTATTACTGCCATATAACATCCCCGGACTTCTACAAAGAGGGCAGAGCATATCTCGTCACGATGTGCAACGAACTTCAGGAGTTTCCGGAAAGCGACAATGATGTTTTAATAATCGACGCGCCGCCGAGGCACGGCAAATCACGGACGCTCGGAAAGTATGTCGAGTGGATGTTTGGCAAAAGCGCAACGCTGAAGATAATGACGGGCTCATACAATGAAACGTTATCGACGGTGTTCTCGAAGAACGTCCGAAACGCAATTCAGGAAGTTAAGGCAGATCAAAACAAAATAGTCTACTCCGATATATTCCCCGGCGTAAAGATAAAGCAGGGCGACGCCGCTATGAACCTTTGGAGTCTGGAGAACGGATATAACAACTATCTTGCGACTTCACCATCAGGAACGGCTACGGGCTTTGGCTGCAATATTCTTATTATTGACGATTTGATAAAAAACGCTGTGGAGGCTTACAACACAGACGTACTTGAAAAGCACTGGGAATGGTTCACACAGACTATGCTCTCGCGTTTAGAAGAGGGCGGTAAAATCATCATTGTTATGACGCGCTGGGCGACGGGCGATCTTGCTGGCAGAGCATTAAAGCACTTCGAAAATGAAGGGCTTAAAGTAAAGCATGTAACCTTCAAGGCCGTGCAGGACGACGGCAGCATGCTATGTGACGAGATTCTTTCAAAGCATAGTTACCAGCTGAAGGTTCAGGCGATGGGCTTAGAAATAGCAAGCGCAAACTATCAGCAGGAACCGATAGACATAAAAGGCAGACTGTATTCAAAGTTTAAGACCTACGTAACATTACCAAAAGACGCAGAAGGGAACACAATAACAGAGCGCCGCAGGAACTATACAGATACGGCGGATGAGGGCGATGATTACCTTTGTTCCATATGCTATGAAGAATTTAACCATGAAGCGTATGTAACCGATGTGCTCTATACCAAAGACCCGATGGAAAAAACGGAGCCGGCAACTGCGAAGATGTTTAAGGACAATGACGTTGATGAAGCAAACATAGAAAGCAATAACGGCGGCAGAGGATTCGCCAGAGCGGTAGAAAGAATACTCGAAGACATATTGCAGTGGTACAACTGCCGGGTTAGATGGTTCCATCAATCAAAGAACAAACGAGCACGCATACTGTCAAATGCTACATGGGTCATGGATCATGTATATTTCCCTGTCAATTGGGCCGACAAATGGCCGGAGTTTTACGCGGTGGTTACGACCTATCAAAAGGAAGGTAAAAATAAACACGACGACGCGCCTGACTCCTTGACAGGAATAGCAGAAAGCGTAACGGGAACGCTGCCAAAGAAGGGTAAATTGAGGGTCGAAGTATGAGTATTATCGATGTTTTAAGACGGGGGTTTAGAAGAGTGAGCGAAATAGTAAACGTTGAGCAAAATTCGTTCGTAAGCGAAGAGTACGTAAAAATGTATGAGTACATGCAGCTATGGAACGCCTATTACCAGAACGACCCCTCCGTTTTATCGGTATGCGCCAACAACGATGAAGTATACAAAAATAGCACAGTAACATACCCGGCCATGTATAGGGTATGCGATAAGGTCGCGAAGCTGATATTCACCGAACTGCCTAAGTTTACGTTTGACGATAAATCAGCGGCTCGCATGGAGTATATCATCACGAAGAATAAGTTATTCGAAAGACTGCGCGAAGGGCAGGCGGAAGTATGCGGCCTTGGGAACGTATTCTTAAAAATCAACGTTGACGAAGAACTCGACTATCCTGTCATTGAATTAGTCAGAGGACTGGACGTCGCGCCTTCTCGGGTAAAATGGGGGGTAATATTGGAACCTACGTTTTACACGCTGAAAAAGAAAGACGGCAAGGCCTCATGGTGGCTGGCGCAGACGTACAAAACAATAGACGAAAAAAAGGTCATTGAAAGCAAGCTTTACAAGGGCGATAGCGTAAACCTTGGAGTTGAAAAAGAACTGACTACCATACCCGAAACGGAAAAGATAAAACCTATCATAGACCTTGGTACAGAGAATCCGTGGTGGGTGCATGTCAAATCGCCCATGCCGAACAATAAAGACCCGCGCTCTCCTCTGGGGATGAGCATAGCGGCCAATGGATTAGAGCAGATAGATCACATTAACCTGACAATGCAGTCGTACTACAAAGACGATAAGCTCAAACAGCCAAAAGCCGCCGTCACCGAAGATTTAGTACAGACAAAAGTAAGAGGCGGTAAGATAGAGCATATCGTAGACTTCGATGAAGATTTCTACATTGTTCTTAACGCAGACAAAGACGGATCCTCTCTTTATAAAGTAATCGATATGAAGTCAAAGCAAAAAGACTTCGAGGAAAGCATACAGGGGAAATTAGACAGGTTCTACGAAACGTGCGGGTTGTTCCGGGCAGCAGTCAAAAAGGAATCAGGGGGAGCTAAGACCGCCACGGAATGGGAACTTGCCGACAAGGACAGCATAGACACGAGCGCAGACTTTAAGAATAGCTGGCTTGTTGCGCTCTATACTCTGTTCCACGCAATACTTGAAATCGACAATAAGCATTATCAGGGGCCGAAAGTCACGAGCAAAATAAAGCACGACCTGAAGCAGAACATCGTTATTGAGTTCATGGACGGTGTTAAAAACGACCGCACCGAACGAGCAAACCGGGCACTGCTTGAAAAGAACTCCGGGCTTATCGACGATGTACAGTATTTTATCGATACCCGCAATATGGACAAGGATGAAGCGCAGGAGTTTGTTAATGAGATGAACGCAAGAAAGCCGCAGGAAACGACGGACGAATTCGTGCCGGGGAGCGATGCATAATGGAAAAGATAATGAACATCGGCATAGGTGAAAAACTCTATCACGGCGGGCAAGTTACCGCGCAGGCCTTGATTAGCATTGCTCGGGGGAAGTACAAAAAAGAGAAAAAATGCGCAATCATAGCGGTCGAGACAGGCGATTACATCGACTTAAAGAAAGAAGAGTATACGAGCAAAGACGCTTTCCGAAAAGCGATACACGAATATCAGGAAAAGGGCTTTAAAGTACATTTTGTGAACGCGGGGTGAGGGTATGCTTTCGCCGTTTCAAATAGAGCGTATGAGCGCTGCACTCTTGGAAATCTATCAGGAGATAGAAAGCGACATGCTGCTTAATATAGCCTCTCGTCTTTCACTCGATGAGCCGCTCTCGATATCGGAATGGCAGCTTGCAAAACTAAACGAACTGGGCGCGATGAATCAGGAAAACATAAAGCTTATCGCTAAGTATTCACGTAGGACAGGGCGCGAGATAGCCCAGATATTTACCGAAGCAGGATTTAAGGCAATCGAGTACGACGAAGAGCTATACAAAAAGGCGCTTGAAAAAGGATTACTTAAAGCGGCAAAACCAGCTAGGGCGTCGGCAGGAATTCAGCAAATACTTTCCGGCGCAATAGGCAACGCGAAGCAGGCGTTTAATCTCATTAACACAACGGCCATGCAAAGTGCGTCCAGAGAGTTTTTAAATATCGTCAATAAGGCGTATCTCGAAACGTCCTTAGGAGTTAAGAGCTATAACGAATCGATACGAACGGCTGTAAGGGATCTCGCCGACAAAGGAATAACGGGAGTTACTTACACGGACAAAAAAGGCCGAATTATAAACTATCAGGTCGATACTGCGGTCAGGCGGAGCATATTAACCAGCACGTCACAGGCTGCGGGAAAGATACAGCTACAAAGAGCCGACGAATGGGGAAGTTATCTTTTCGAAGTAACCAGCCATTTGGGGGCCCGTCCTTCTCATGCTATATGGCAAGGCGGCGTATATTACCGCAAAGGCCATGCGGTAGAAGGATATAAGGAATTCGAATCTACAACTGGATACGGAACGGGCGAAGGGTTGAAAGGGTATAACTGCAGCCATGATTTCTATATTTTTATCGCCGGGATATCAGAGCAGACAAATAAACCTTATGACGTAGACGAGAACGCCCGGATATATGAAGAATCACAAATACAGCGGTCGTTTGAGCGCGATATACGGCAACAAAAAAGACGGATTATAATGGCCGATGGGATAGGCGACGAACAGGGCAAACTAACGGCCCAGCTGAAGCTTAAAGAAAAACAGGCCAAGCTTGATAGCTTCCTTAACCGGACAGGACGGACGCAGAGAGCAAACCGCGAACAGGTCATAGGATTTGGGCGCTCGGAGGCCGCAAGCGCAACGTGGGCGGCAAAGAGGTAAATATGGAAATATATAAACTGCCGGAGAATTCAAAGGTCGTGCCAATGCCTCAATTCGGAGTATATACATTTCCGTGGGGAACAGCAGTCAAAGACCGACGCGGCAAATGGACAAATATATTTATATCTCCGAATGGGCAGGAAATAAACGTAGAGAATCTGGACGTTATTCTGCACGAAAACGGGATAGAGTTTGTTGGAGGGATTGATGAGCAAAGATAAACGAACGAGCAACACTATCCATATACTCGGCGAAAAGTGGTTGATTTACCGTGTCAAGCGAAGCGACGATGAAAAGTTGGAAAATGCAAACGGTTATACCGATTGGACGCAAAAGAAAATCGTTGTCGAAAAAGTTGTTCCCGAGCCGGGCACTATGGGCGATATGGACATTTTTGAAAAAAAGGTTATGCGGCATGAAATTGTCCATGCGTTTCTGATAGAAAGCGGGCTTGATGGCAATTCAATGGACTACAATGGCGCATGGGCTAAATGCGAGGAAATGGTCGATTGGTTCGCGTTTCAAGGCCCAAAAATCAACGCCGCATGGAAAGAGGCAAAAGCAATATGAAGATTGTAATGGGCGGCTGGTTTGACTGGACGCTTGCGATTGGCAGCGTAGCTATGCTCGCGGTTAGTATTGTATATTATTTCAAAGGGCGCAACCAATAAAAGCCTACGCTGCAAAAACAATATAACAGACAATCAAGGCACTCTGGCGGGTGTCTTTTTTATTACAAAAATACGGTTGTTGGGTTTTCCTTAAACCCTGAATACTGGGAGGTATTATGAAAAAAGAAGAATTAAACGTGCTTATAGAAAAACACACAACGGACGGAATCCTTAACGTCGAAGAGCTTAACAAAGACATCAACACGGCCCTTGACGCGGTTATTACCAAAAAGGTCGAGACTGCGCTTAATGGGGCAAGCGGCGAAGTTAAAGCGGCGGGAGTCGCAGAGTTTTTGAAGAAGCATGAGTTTGAAAGCGAAGACGGGTTTAAGGTGTTCGTCAAAAACGCCAAAGAGGGCGAATCTGAACTGTCGCAAAAGGCGACAAGGCTTGAAACAGAGAACGGCAAAAAGGACGCACGTATACGGGAGCTTGAGGGCAAAGAGAAATCTCTTGCCGAAACCAATACGCAGATGTCCAGACAGCACTACGCTTTAACAAGCAAAG